ATCCAGGTGCTCAGACTCAAATATGAGGACGCAATCATCACCGTTGTTACACAACTCCGCTTCTACGCCGAGGCCCCTAACAAGGGCCAACATGGCGGAGCACATGATGATGCAATTCCCCAGGGAGGTGTTCAAATCACCACTGGAACGCGTGCCAGGCATTGCAAACCTGACACGCCCATCCGGGCAATACGCAACTCCCCGATTGTTCAGTTGCCACGAGAGCAGCTTACGCAGCTCCCGCTGTGGGAACACCCCCGTATAAAAGGAGTGCTCATACGTCAATGCCTCACGGCTGACGTGCATATCGAATTTAGTGGCATCTAACCCCAAGGCCACCGGCTTATCAAACCGGTCCCACTTAGCCCTAATAACTGCCGCAGACTCCACAACATTGAGCCCCTTAACGACAGTATAATCGGTCACACTCTCCCAAACATCATTCAAAGCCGCATAAAACGACTTCTCAGTGTGTTTGAGATACTTACCCAACATAAGATTATATCGAGGTGACCGAGGGTTGATAATTCGACAGGCTTTCGACAAAGACTGTTTCTCGAATTTTGTGAATGGTCGCAATTCAGCATCTTTCCGACAGATTGCCTCACGGCACAAGCTCTTCAGGGCCGAAGCATATACACGCCTCTTGGCACCAGTGTAGCGAGCCACTACTTGGCTCAAATCTAACACGGTGGCAGTCTGGCGTACACAGCGCACCACATGTGCGCGTATGCCCCTAAGATCCGCGGTCTGATATGCATCCCTCGCGACAGGGATCGGTGGTAAAAATGTGTCATTCACTTTACACAGGAAGTATCGCTCCAACAATGCTCGTTCCACCGACGAGACGTTGTTGTTAAAAACACCCAAATCATGATTTGGGCCCATGCGCGATACAACATGGTACGTACGTTCCTTGGTTGGCTGCCCATCACGGTGTATGGTAAGCCGGTGCGTTGCTGGCGCACCACCCACGCCCACGGCGTTAATAAACGCCATAGACTCCACTGGAACAGTGTGGGTGGTGTCCAGACCAGTCATCCGGATAGGGCTTCCTCAGCAGTCCAAACTCAAAGGTTCAGACTTGCCAAGGACCCATCGGACGAAAGGACTCTTCGCGCAGGCACGCGCCCTCCAAGTAGGCACCCTAAAATGGGCGTCATCCTCGAAGAACGCACGTTGAATGGGGTACAAGTGCGCCGCCGCA